GAAATTCAAAAACTGCGTAAGCAAGTAAAGAATTTAAGAGTAGCATTTTTGCTTACGCAGATAGGTTTTCTCATTATTAGTATTATTTTTCAGATTCAGTATTGCCAGATGATGCACTATTATCGAGAGATTTTTCGATTGAATCAAGAGATTTCTCAATCTTTGATAGATGTAAATTCTGTTCTTCGACTTCTTTCTTTAAAGATTGCAGGGATTCTGATTCACTAGAGGAAGATGTATCTATGCTATGTAATAAATCATAAAGAAGTTGGTTCTGAGTCTGAAGAAGTGCATTTTGGGTTTCATCAAGTTGAATTTGTTGGGTTTCGGATTCAGTGGGGCCTTGGTTGGATTGATATAAGGCGATTGATATACTCAAAATAATGGATACCAGCAAAGAAATTATACTGATAAACACATCCGTAGACATTTTCACACGATATTTTCCAAGGGGAACGGTTAATGATTCAGGAATTTCGTATGTTTCAATGGGGGATTTGTCAAGAATCACATAATCATTATCTAAAGAAATTTCTGATTCATCAAATGAAGCAATAGAATTTTTTAATGCAGTTGCAAATTCGACATTAAAAGAGGAGTAAATACTTTCAGATAATTTTCCAGTCATTGAATGAGAGATATCATCAATGTTAAAACTCTCGGTCATTGAGTGAGCAATGCTATCAATATTAAAACTTTCGGTTATCTTTTTTGCAATATTACTGGAAAATGCAGACGTTATAGGAGTGAGAGAGCCACTCCGTTCTTGAGATAATGATGCAAATGGCTTGGCTATTTCTTCAATCATTACATCGATGTCATGAGAAGAGATGGATGCCTGCAGCGAAAAAACATTTTGAAGTTGAGAAATAGCTTGGTTTATACCAGGGAGTGATGGAGCCGAAACTTTTAAAAAATCATAATCCATAATAATGCTTCCTTTCTTTCATGTTTGGCATGGCAGTGCCTGTATAGAAAGAATATTGGAGAATTTATGAAAAGTCAAGGAAACATAGACAAACAGTCTCAAATAAGATTAAAGAGGGGGTGATAGCTATGCGAGGATATACAGTCAACGGCAAAAGCTGGATTGATTGGGAAGGAAGAGATAAAGAAGAGTATCAAAACAAAACCTTCATGCATCACTTAATAGTACAGATAACTCATCAATTTGCCGGAGAAAATGGAGAATGCAACATTAAAAATATAACTTCTCCACCAGAAGAAAATAAAAAGCACCCTGGAGCAGCAACTCCGTTGGGTGCATAGAAAAAATACCAATTAAATTATAACACAAAATCAGGAAAATGGAAGGAGAAATTATGATTAAGGAAGAAAAAACTTTAAGTTTAGAAGCTATCAAGTTTTTGATAGAGAAGGTATACGCAGCACAGCAGGCAGGAAATCATGTCGTTTTTACCTATGGTAATTCCAGTATTAGCATACTTACTATGGTAGGCGAGTTTAATACAGAAAAAGAATGGTTTGGTCAGTTTAATATATTCATTTCGTCGCATGAAGAACAAAAAGCGAACTATGATAAGTGCATTGCACATCTGGAAATTTTAGCGAGTGAGAAATATGGTAATTAATTTTTTACTGAAAAAATATAGCCAAAATGAATCGGCTCTGGAACAGGAGCCTACATCACCCCGCCTCTTAAAGCGGAAAGCTGCACTGGAGTGGTGGATTGCGAAGGACATAAAGGAAAATGGAGTATTCCAAGAAAAATAAAGAAAATCCGGCGAAAATAATTCGCTGGCAGAACGGACAACTAGAGTGTTTCAGCGGAACGCTGGCAGAAGCAGAAAATTATGCAGAGCAAAGAAACAAAGTGATTAAACAGAATTATGTGATTGTATGAAAAAGAGGAGTCAAATGTTTGACTCCTCTTAAGCAAATACCAAAGGATGGTACATGCCAAAAACCTATTTAGAGTGTACTATCTGCAATTTAAAATGTCAAGAAATAATCGGGTGAAAGTCCCGTATAAAGCTTGATAAACGTATTAAGGATAGGACCAGATATGAGTTATACGAAACATATATATAACCTCGGCAATGCAATAGAGGTAGAGGAAAAACACACTTACAGACTTCGCTCTCCAGGAATGAAACGAGAGAAGAAAAAGAAGCTGACCCCCGCACAAATGAAAGCAGTCAATCAGAAAAATAAAGAGAAGAAATGTAGAAGAAGATTGAGAAAGCATTTCAGGGAGAATGATTATTTTGTATGTCTTACTTACAAAAAAGAGGAACGTCCTTCCGATATGGCAGAAGCCGGGAAAGATTTTTCGGACGCTTTGAGAAAAATTCGTAAGGCGTATGCAAAAGCAGGATACAAGGTAAAGTGGATTCGGAATATTGAAGTAGGGACGAGGAATGCATGGCACATCCATTTGGTTATTAACAGGATACCAGATACAGATTTAATTCTTCGAAAAGCCTGGAAGAAAGGTAAAGTAATCTGTCAGCTCATGTACGAAAAAGGTGAGTTCAAGGACTTGGCAGCCTATCTTACAAAGACTCCGGAAACAGATAAACGCTTAAGAGAGTCAGAACATGATGCATCAAGGAATCTTCCGTTGCCAGAGCCGGAGAAAAAAACGTACATGCACTGGAAGACCTGGAACAAGATTCGTGTACCAAGGGGCTATTACATAGACAAAGATTCCGTTTATGAGGGGGTTAATCCTATCACGGGATATCCATTTAGAGAATATACGCTACTAAAGCTGAAAAGGAGGGAATGATGGAAGTACATATCTACATAGAAACCGACAGTAAAGCTCCCAAAAGACAACTTCGTAAGTATGGATATGTGCTGGAGTGTAGCTTAAGAGGAGTGATATGGACGAAGGAAAAGTTTGGGGAAGCGGAGGGAACATATCACAGCGTAGTTCTGCGAGCATTGATAGAGGCAATGAAGAGACTCACTAAAGAGAGTGAAGTGCATATCCACACTGAAAATGTGTATATCTTGTCCATGTTAGAGAAAAATGTGGACAACTGGGAGGCAAATGGATATATGACTTCAAAAGGAAAGCCAGTTGCTAATGCAGATCAGTGGAAAGAACTTCATTCTATCGCAGAAAATCACTTGCTCTTGCCAGAACCAGGACGACACGCTTATACAAGCTGGATGCTTGGAAAAATGAAGGAGAAATAATATGTTTGATAAATTTGGTGAAATGGATTCTTACAAGGAAATCAATGCAGAAGAAACAGAAGACGACATGGAAGATGTTATAAGAGAGTTCTATGTGAGCGAAGGAATTGCAAAGAAAGCAGTAGCGGTAAAAGATAGTCCAAAGGATTTGTGTGAGTTAATTGCCCCTTCTGGAAGTAAATCTTTCCGAAAAGGAAGATGGATTTAAGGGAGATAGCGAAAGCCGCAAACAAGACAGCGCTGGAAGCGGAAGAGATAATGAACAAAGTAATGCTAGAGCTAGTGGAGATGTCAGAAAAACAGAGGGAAACAAGGCTGTATCAGAGCCTCAGCAGAGTGAAACAGCACATGAAACCGATAACAATATCCCAGAAGAACCCTCAAAAGAGGACATGGGATACACAGAGAAATCAGAGAGAGAAGAAAACACCGAAAAAGAAGTAATTGCGCCGGCGCAAAAAACACCAGAACCCGCAATAATCCCAAGTAGGGAGACAGATTCTAAAGAAGAAACAAAACATATTCCTCGTTGGGAGAAAATGCAGCATATGTCTATCGCAGAAGTAGCAGAGATGTTGCACTTGAGATACAAGAGTCATCGTCTTACTTTTTCAAGCATTACAGATGTCGAGAACTGGTTAAGCGAAATGATGGAAAAATAGCTGGACACATCTCATATGAGGTTTGTATATACACATTACATAACACGTTGACGGTTCCGCAATACGAATACGGAGCTATATGCCATTGTTATTCCTCCGGGTTTATTCCGGAGGAGAAAGGAGTCGAAATGTTTTTGAACCCTAAGATTTTAAAAAAGTTATTAAAAGAAGCGTATAAGCATAGAACCCTTTATCTTGCCTGCAAAGCAGAAAGCTTATATATAGCAGCAGGATACTGGGAAATGGAATTTTTAAAAGAATACATCCCCCAAGAAACATTAGGGGATATTGTAGCACTTTCAGGAATGCTTCCAGAAGATGGACAGCGGTATCAAGTCTTAGAATCAGGTAATCAGTTAGAGACTGGATTGCCACTTGAAATAAAAAAATATGTGGATATGCGCCCAACAGAAGTGACAAATTGGTTAACTGTTTCAAGCGCAAGCAGAATGTTGCGAGTATTGCAGGATGCATCTGGTGAAACCAAATTAGTAGATGATACCTGTGTAAAAGCGGTAGACAGTAGCCATTGCGAAACGGAAAAAGGAGAAACAGCTCCAGCAACCCCTACTTATAACGAATGGTCTGCTGTATGGGAAAATAATGTTGGTAAATTCAGAGTAATGCTTCACCGAATGGATGAAGACAAAGAGGGAGTATTAAAACAATTAGGAATGGTAGATCTGAGGAGGAATCCTGATTGAAAAAACGAAAGAAACATAAATCGAGTATATTACAACAAAAGGGAGAACCTTGTTACCTCTGCATGAAATTAAAACCAATTCGAGAGTGGAGACGAGCAGTACACGAACACCATATATTTGGCGGTTCGAACAGAAACAAGTCGGAAGCGGAAGGATTAAAAGTTTATCTTTGCCTGGAACATCATATCAGTGGCAAGGAAGCGGTACATAACAATGCTGAAATGATGAGATTACTTAGAGAAGATGGACAAAGAGCTTTCGAACAGAAATATACAAGAGAGGAGTTTATGAAGATGTTTGGTAAAAATTACTTAGAAGAATGAAAGGTGATAAAATGAACGATTTAATGATTTTTAAAAATGCAGAATTTGGGAAAGTACGAATTATGAATATCAATAATGAACCATGGTTTTGTTTATTGGATATATGTAAGGCTTTAGAAATTAAAAATATTAGTCAGCTGAAAACTAGACTGAATGGAGATGGGGTCATTATTAATGAGGTCATCGATAACGTAGGAAGAAAGCAAAATGCAAACTTTGTGAATGAGGCTAATTTGTATAAAGTTATTTTTCAGAGCCGAAAGGCATCTGCAAATAGATTCATTGACTGGGTAACGGGAGAAGTTCTCCCATCTATTCGTAAAAACGGTGGGTACATAATGAATCAGGAATGTATGACTCCAGAAGAAATCATGGCTGCTGGATTAAAAGCAGCGCAGAAGATAATTGAGAGTAAAGACAAAGAGATTCATCGCATGAAACCCAAGGAGATTTTTGCAGATGCCGTGACATCTAGCTATTCATCAATTCTAATTGGAGAGTTGGCGAAAATTTTAAAACAAAATGGAATCGAGATAGGTCAGAAGCGGCTGTTTCAATGGATGAGAGACAACGGTTACTTAATTAAGCGGAGTGGGTCAGAGCATAATATGCCAACGCAGCGGAGTATGGAACTTAAAATTTTAGAAATCAAAGAATCAATAATTACTAATCCTGACGGTTCGACAAAGATAGTTAAGACTACGAAGGTAACAGGAAAAGGTCAGCGATATTTTATTAATAAATTTTTAGAGAATAAATAGTTATTATTCCCCGGTTACGGCCGGAGAGAAAGGAGACATAAGATGGATTATGAGAAAATTTATGAAGCACTTAGATTAATAAAAGAAATATGTGGTAGCTGTAACGGTAATGCTGGGATTGATTGTTGTAAAAAGTGCCCATTAGGGAGAGCAGACGGTACTTGCTGCGTAACAGGAAGAGTTCCAGAATGTTGGAATTTAAAAAAGCCGGATTCGGCTATCAGATTAATGGAGTGATTATGAGGCACGATTATAGGATTTTACATGATATGCTAATCAATGGGAAGATAGATACGAACGAATTTAAAGAACGGATAGATGCAATCAAACCGGATACATATATGAATTTATCAGAGAAGTTCATGAAAGGTGAAATAGGTGAGGAGGAGTTCGTGAAGCGGTACAATAGGTTAATTGAACAAGATGCTGAAAAACACTGGGAACCAACTAGACCACATGAACATATATAAGGAGATAGGGCAAATGGATAGAAGAAATCACGAACATTACAAAGATACAACGGCATACGATGCAATCAAAGCAGCAGCGGCAATAGATGAATTTGAAGTATTTGGACGAATTAAGCTCAGAGACATGAAAACGGGCAAGATTTATAGATAGCAGGAAAGAGGTGATTCCATTGGAAAAGTCAGTCCTGATCCAGTATTGCGATATGCAAGCGGAGATAAAAGAGTTAAGGAGACTCATAAAAATGACAGAAGAAAGGTTGGAGAAGATTGAGCAAGAAGGAGCGGTAAGTGATGTAGTGTCAGGCGGCATGGGAGGAATACAGCATTTTAAAGTAACTGGATTTCCTACTGTAGAACACGCAAAGGTAAAACAATTATTAGTATCAAGGCGGCAACGTTTGAAAATGAAAGAAGCAGAACTTCTCGAACTTACGAATCAGGCAGAAGAATACATAGAATCTATTGAAAAAAGCGAACTTCGCATCATGTTTCGTCTGTACTACATCGAGGGCCTAACGTGGACACAGGTAGCTTACAGAATGAATAATTTATTTCCTAAAAGAAAAGTAGCATATACCGAAGAGAATTGCAGGAAAAGAAATTTTAGATTTTTCGAAGAAAATTAAAAAATGTCCCCCAATGTCCCCTTGAAGTATGGTAAAACTTAAGATGGAAATAAAAGAAGAGGATATCGCTTTGATTATCTCCCCTTTGTAAAACATTTTTTTCAGAAGACACTCCACAGAAATGCGGGGTGTTTTTGTGTATACCTAAAAAATTTTGTAGTGATATGGAATTTTATCGATATATATTGTAAAATAAAGAAAAATGTTTTACGGAGGAGAAACCATGAGAAGAAATGCAATAGCTTTTTTAAATATGAAAGGCGGAGTATGTAAAACGTCATTATGCAAAGAAATAGGCTTATATTTAGCGGAAGTATATAATAAAAAAATACTTATAATAGACATTGATCCGCAGTCTAATTGTACTCAATCATTTTTTGGACGATATAATATTTTAAAAGATGAGCTAATTACTGATACTCCGAATCTTCCATCGATTCAAAAAGTTTTTTCACCGAGTATGGGAAGGTTAGAAAAACCAGCACTTGACGAAATAATTTTACCACTTTCTGATAACTTACATATTGTTCCAGGTGAATTAAAAACAATCTTTATGGAAAGAGAAACTGCAAGTGGGGTGGCAGAACAAAAATTACGCAATTTTATTGAAGAGAATAACTTACAAGAGCAGTATGACTATATTTTAATAGATTGTCCACCAACATATTCATTCTATACGGTTACAGCTTTATTAGCTACGGATTTGTATTTAGTACCAGTTACACCAGACGTGTATTCATTATTAGGAGTTAATCTTTTACAAGAGGTTATTGTTCATTTAAAAGAAAATTATAAATCTAATTTTCGAGAAAAACCTCTAGATAATTTAGGAATTATTTTTACTAAAATAACTAAAAGACCAAGAATTGGCATAAAAAATAATATGAAACAAATTAAAGAAGCTTATGCCGATGAAAATGTACCATTTTTTGAAAATCCATATTTAAAGGCAGATAAAGTTGCTACAGCTAAGCTGTCCACATTTATCTTAGATAGGAAAGATGAGTCATTAAAAGATAATATGAAAAAGATATGTGAAGAATTTATGAATAGAGTGGGAGAGTATAATGAATAAAGAAATCTGGGTAAAAAAAATAAGGTATATTAAAAATTTAAAGGACGAAGAATTGATTAGAACAGAAAGCTATTCATTAATTGTTAGTTTTATGCTTTCAAAAGATGTGTTTAAAGTTAATGCCGAAATGAAACAATTTATGTGGAAATTAGGAATAGAATGCAAGCCATATCTGTTAAAAAGTAGGACAGCAATGTTAGGAAGAGCTATAAGAGTGGTAGAAAAGGCAGAAAAGCAACAATTGCTGGAGTATATTAATATTATAAGTGAAGAAGTCAATGGTTTACCAGAAACTCGAAAGATAGAGTCCACAAATAAAAAGAATGAGAAAAACTATATGAAAGAAGTTCTCAAATTATACGGGAGGAAGGGAAAATAGTGAATGAATATTCGAAATTTTTAAAAAAATTTTTTCCACTTTCTGCGGAGATTCCGAATGGAAATACAATTTATCAGTTTGTATGTGAAAATAATTTAATATCAGAAATTATTCTTTCATATATGGATGTAAATAAATTTTATATGAGCAAAGAAAAATTAATTTTTTATCGGCGATATAGAGATGGTGTTAATAAATTACTGATTTATATTCCTTTAAATGATGAAATTGGGATCTATGCTTGTATGAGATATTCAATAGAGCAACTTTTAAAATTTATTTATTCAATTTATTTTGAAAAAGATATTATTAATATCAGTAGAACTAGTTATAGGCACATCAAAGGAGATATAAAGAATAATGATAATATTGATGCATATATAAAACAGCACCTAATAAAGTTATATACATATTATGCCAATTATTCAAATGATCTTCATGATAAAGAAGTAACTTGTGATAGAGAATTGGACTTTTTGGGAAATATAATCCAATCAGAGAATGAATTTGTTTATGATATAGAAAAAGATTTAAAAGAAATACTTACTCTTTCTTATGAAATATTGTGCCATTTATTTGATATAAAATATGATTTATTAAATATATCAGAAAGACTGTCTCTTGCACATCTGAATTCAAGAGGGAGAAAAAGAAAAATTTATAGTATTTTAAAAAAAAGATGATGTTATAAATGCGAGTTAATATAGTAGGTTAAGACCGCAAAGCTATGCGGTCTTTTTCCATCCCTTTAGCTCAGTGGTAGAGCAATGTCCCAGGTTCGATTCCTGAAGGGGATATTTCCAAAACAAACGAATGAGAGGTGATGGTGATGCCAAGAAAGCCAGAAAAACATCTTGTAGAAATACAAGGTGTTTTTCTTATGCAATTTTGTAATTTGACGACACAATGCACAGCACCTGCGAGCCATAGCGGCATAGGTTATGATGCTTGTTAACTTCTCCTTTGCAGGCAGTAACAGATTGTCTGTTAAGGTGCTGGCATACGTGTTTTATTTTAGAAAGAAGGTGAGCCTAAGTGACAGAGAAACAGAAGATATTTGCAAATGAATATTTGATTGATTTAAATGCCACAAGGGCTTACCGAGTGGCGTATCCGTCTGTGAAAAAAGATGAAACAGCGAGAGCTAATGGGAGCAGATTGCTGACAAATGCTAACGTTGCAGCATATATTGCGGAGCGGATGAAAGAACGTCAGGAACGTACAGAAATAACACAAGATAGAGTAATAGAAGAATTAGCAGCAATAGCACTTGCTAGAATGGATAATTACGCAGATATTAAGAATAACCGCGTACTTATAAAGGATTCCGCGAAATTTACAGAAATGCAGGCAAGAGCTATAGGAGGAATCAAACAAGGAAAATTTGGAATAGAAGTAAAATTAAATGATAAATTAAAAGCACTAGAACTTTTGGGCAGACACTTTGGAATGTTTAAAGACAAAGTGGAAGTGTCTGGATTAGAAGAGGAGAAAAAGAAACTAGGAGATATCCTAGAACAGCTCCGGGGCGGTGATTAACCTTCATGAGCTCACAGAGATTAGTTTTGTCAGACAAGTACAAAGCATTTTTGCGTTGCGATGCACCCGTAGAGTTTCTTGAAGGAACTACAGCAGCAGGCAAGACAACGGTCGGACTCTTCAAGTTCATGTGTAAAGTTGCCGAATCTCCGAAAAAACTCCACATTTTAGCTGCGGACGACACTGGAACAGCAGAAAAGAACATCATCAACAAAGATTTGGGGATTTTAGATGATTTCGGTATCTTAGTAGAATATAACGGTTCAGGAACAAAAGATGATAAGATTCCACACCTACTGTTTCATTCGCCGGGCGGAGATAAGACTATTTACGTGCTTGGATACGGAAACAAAAAGAAATGGAAAAAGGCATTAGGAGGGCAATATGGTTGCCTATACATAGACGAGATTAACACAGCGGATATAGAATTTGTCCGAGAGTCTTCTATGCGATGCGACTACCTCATGGCAACGCTTAATCCGGATGACCCCAGCCTTGACGTGTACAAAGAATATATAAACTGCAGCAGACCTCTTCCTGAATGGGAACGGGACACACCAAAGGAAATTAAAGATGAACTAAAAGAAGAACCAAAGCCCGGATGGGTGCATTGGTTCTTTTCTTTTGATGATAATGCAGGGCTTCCAGAAAAGAAAAAACAGCAGATTCTCCAAAACACTCCAAAGGGCACGAAGATCTGGAAAAATAAGATTGAAGGTCTGAGAGGAAAAGCAACTGGACTGGTGTTCCCAAATTTCAGCAGAAAGAAGCACGTTGTATCAGAGAAGTGGGTGAGGACCCAGATGGCAGCAGGAAAGCTAAAGTTCAAAAAGTTTACCTGCGGACTTGATACATCGTATTCTTCGAAATCCCCGGACACAATTGCAATGATGTTCCAGGGAATCACGGAAGATAGGAAGCTGATCACACTTGCTGAGAAAGTATACAGCAACAAAGATCTGGATCAGCCACTTGCACCATCAGATACAGCTGTAAAGTTTATAGAATTTTTGGAAAGGTGCCGTAATGACTGGGGCTTTGCCAAAGAAACATTTATTGATTGTGCAGATGCGGCGACAATCACAGAACTGCGAAAGTATAAGAGGCTTCACGGCTGTATTTATAATTTTGTAGAATCATACAAGAAAGTAACAATACTAGATAGAATCAAGCTGCAGCTTGGATGGATTCAACAGGGCTGCTATCTGGTATTAGACACATGCACCAATCATATAGCGGAAATGGAGAAGTACTCATGGGCTGAGGATAAAGATGAGCCAGAAGACAAGAACGATCATACAATCAACTCTCAGCAGTACGGATGGATTCCGTACCGCAACATGATTGGATTTGAGGCGGAGGAGCGAAAAGGTGAAATGGATGGATAAATTAAATGAAAACATAAAAAAGACTGTCAGGAGCTGGCTGAATGTTCTTCCGGCAAATCCTTTTAACTTTCAGATTAATGAAATGATGGATTTTGAAGGGCATGCGATTCTAAACCGTATCTGGTACAGGGGAGATGGCAATGAGCTCGAACAGATCTATCAGCAAAATGCAGAATTTGCAGACAGGAATAAGTTCTGGGCAAGCAAATCAACAGCTGGAATGGACATGAGAAAGATCCATACCGGTCTTCCGGGACTGACAGTTAAGGTACTCTCTTTTGTAGTGCTCCCGGACATGAACGAATTTGAATTCGAACAGCCAGCACAGGAGCAGTTATGGAAAGAGATTGAGAAAGACAATAAGTTTTATAAAAAGATTGAAAGCGCCCTCAAAGAAACACTGTTTATCGGAGATGGCGCTTTTAAAGTTGCTATAGATACTACGATTAGTGATTATCCAATCCTGGAATGGTATCCGGGCGAAAGAGTCGAATTTGTTTATCGGAGAGACCGGATCCGGGAGATTGTTTTCAAGACACCATACAAAGAAAAGGGCAAAGTGTATGTCCTGAATGAGAGATATGGCTACGGATACATCATCAATGAGCTGTATCTGGATAACAAGCTAGTTAATATTAAGTCTATCAAAGCGACTGAGAATCTGACAGATATCACATTTGATGATTCCATTATGCTGGCTGAACCATTTATGATTTATGAATCTTCCCGTTATGAGGGCAGAGGCGGCAGTATCTTTGATGGCAAGCTCGACAGCTATGATTCACTGGACGAAACATGGTCGCAGTGGATGGATGCATTAAGAGCCGGCAGAGCAAAGACTTATATCCCAGAATGCCTGGTGCCGCATGATCCAAGTACCGGACAGCTAGTAAAGCCTAATCCGTTCGACAATCGGTATTTTGCAGCAGATGGCGATATGCGAGAAGGTCAGAAGAATCAAGTCATTACTGATCAGCCAGCAATTCCACATGACAGCTATATGGCATCATACATAACAGCTCTGGATCTGTGCCTGCAAGGAGTGATTAGTCCTTCTACATTAGGGATTGACGTAAAGAAACTGGACAATGCTGAGGCGCAGCGTGAAAAAGAAAAGACAACCTTATACACCAGAAGTGCAATCGTAAAGGCACTCCAGGAAACCCTTCCGGGAGTTGTTTCGATGTGTATCAATGCTGACAACATTCTACATAACAAGAGCATTGAAGAAGTAAAGGTCAATGTTCCGTTCGGGGAATATGCGAACCCGTCATTTGAAAGCCAGGTTGAAACGGTAGCCAAGGCAAAGCAAGGTGGCATCATGAGTATTGAGCGGTGCGTAGAAGAGCTGTACGGTGATACACTAGATGATCACTGCAAGAAAGAAGAGGTCGCCCGTTTGAAGGAAGAGCAGGGCATACAGAATATGGAAGAGCCGGCGGTCAATATGACTGCGGGCGAATTTCAGGTAGATCTGAAAGGTGGTGAGGGTGATGAGAGTAAAAGTAGCAAACAGAATGTATCAAATGAACAAAAAGGAGTATAAAGGTCTTCTCAAAGTAGCAAAAGAGCAGGTTCCGTTTGGAATATATGCTCTTGAAAAAGCGGATTATGCAGAATTAAGATGCGATAAATGCAATAGCGTTACGCAGTTAAAAGAACTGATAAGGCAGTTTAAGAAACAGGGTTTTAAGGTATATTCAAATGGAGGCAGGAAATGATTATAGAACATAGAACTGTTGAAATTGAGAAAAGATTAAGCGATTACTGCAAAGGATGTGACTATTTTACGCCAGTAGTAGAAGCTGTAAAGTACGTGCAGGACGGTAATCTTAAAGAAAAACACATAGAAAGATGTGCGTATTGTAACCAGTGCGATTCACTGTATGGAAGAGTGATGCAGAATGAAGAGGATAAACACAGAGTATGATGTTGGAGCAGCGTTTGAAGCAATAGAAGAAGAACTGATTTCTTCGATGATTCGCAACATGGAGCGGCATAAAGTGGAGGAAATTGAAGAAGATAAACAGTGGTCTATGTGGCAGGCGGAACAGTTGAAATCTTTAGAAAAGTACCGAAAAGAAAATAAAAAGAAATTCGGGAAAGAATTTAAGGAGATCAACAAAAAAATAGACCGTCTAATTCTTGGAGCAAACGAAGACGGACAGTTAGACCAGGAAGCGGAGATTTTAAAGGCAATTAAAAAGGGATTTCCAGCTAAAAAAGTTTCTCCTGGAGGTACGGCAGAATTTTTTAAAGTAAATGATAGAAAACTCAACGCACTACTTGAGGCGACATCTTCCGATATGCAGAAAGCAGAAAGTGCTGTTTTGAGGCGGGCAAACGATCAATACCGCAAGGCTATATTTAATGCACAGGTTTATGCTAACACTGGTGCAGGAACGTATGAGAAGGCAGTAGACATGGCAACAAAAGACTTCTTAAGTGCAGGAATTGACTGCATAGAATATGCCAACGGAAGTCGTCATACGATAGCGGATTATGCAGACATGGCAATCAGAACAGCTTCTAAGCGAGCATATTTGCAAGGAGAAGGAACAAAGAGACAAGAATGGGGATTGCATCTTGTTATCATGAATAAACGTGGGAATCCTTGCCCGAAGTGTTTACCATTTTGCGGAAAGATTTTAATAGATGATGTGTGGAGCGGCGGTAGCAGAGAAGACGGGAATTATCCATTAATGTCGAATGCGATAGCTGCAGGACTTTATCATCCACGTTGTCGAGATTCCCACACTACATATTTTCCAGACATTACAACACTTGACTCAAAGTATAACAAAGATGAAGTTGCAAATTTAGAAAGCGAAGCAAAAAAAGAAGCAAGGAAACAATATGCAAAGCGTCAGGAAAAGAGATTTGAAAGACTGGCAAAACATTCGCTAGATTCTGAAAATCAAAGAGCGTATAAGAAGAAACAAAAAGACTGGCAAACAGTTATAAAACAAGAAGAAATCGAAGATGTAAAGAGTCAGCTTAAAGATTTGGAAAAACAGTTTGACGATATTACGGAAGGCTATTCATATGATGACTTTATGAAAGATTTCGAGTCTGTTGAGGAGGGATTTGAAGGTGCTAGTGAGGAAGAGATTAAAAGAGCCAAAGAAATAGATAAAAAAATCAAGTCATTAAGGAAAAAAGTAAATTCTGAGAAACAAGTTTCAAAGAAAATGGTTCGCACAAAAGAAGAATCAATACAGGCATTCGAAGGCTTGGGCATAGATTTCAAGGATAATTCAACTGGCATACCAGATGCAACGTTGAATAAATTTGTTGAGTTTGCCGAGAAATTTGAACAAGAACATTCAGAGTATTTTGTTAAGAATAAATTGCAATTAAAATCTCTTTCTGTTGTTGATGATTTAAGCGAAAATGGTGTAACGGCGGCCGGCGCGTACTATAGTGATTCGCAATCAATTAAACTTATGAAAAAGGCAATAGAAACAAAACCGACTTCTAAATTATTTACTTATTCGAGGTCAGATGATTATGAAATGCATTTCTTCGCCCACGAATACGGTCATTATATAGCCGATAGCTTGTCGAAAAAACTTTCAATCACAGATTATGACATTATTCAAAAAAGCTTACTTAAGTATTTCGATGGTGATATATTTAAAACGAAAACAAGTAATCTAGTGGATGTTCTAGGGTCATATGGCAGCGAAAATGCACAAGAAGCATTTGCAGAAGCATTTGCAGAAGCGTATACATGTAAAGAACCAGGAAGATTTGCAAGTATATTCAAAGAAGAGTTAGAAAAAGTACTAGATGTTAGTCTTGAAAAGAAGGCTACATCTGATATAATGGTATCAGGAGCAAGAATTACAGATATCTTTAGCAAAGAAGCTGACGAATTTGCAGAAATGTACTACAAAGAGATTCGTAGTTTTTCAACAGATGCTAAAAAGATAGCGGGAAACCTTAACAAGAAAGAATCTGATATCAGGAAGATTAAATCATATCTTTTTGAAGATAAATCATTACTGGATACCGATACCGGAGAATGGAGACGGTTTGACCCAGATTGTGCAATAGCTCAAAGTTGGCAAAGACTAATGATTGGTAAAGATATTAAACCACATGACAAAACCTTGATTGAACATGAACTTCTTGAAATGAAAATAAAGAAAGAAAATCCCAATATGGAACATTGGAAAGCCCATGAGATAGCTTCAGAAAAATATGATTACCCGAAGGAGGCGACAGAGTATTATGGTAATCTTGAAAAACATAAAAAAAACAAATGATGCCATATCGGCGGACTATTATCCAGAGGGGAAGGAACCTAAAGGATTTATGAAGATGAAAGATGGCAAAATTGTCGAACATAATAATACAAGTTCGTTTGCAGCGGCACATGTTCGAAGAGAATTAAAACGTCTTGCAAGACTGGATAACCCGCCAAAAGAAAAAACAATATTATGGTACTAATACCACCTGTCATTTCTGACTGGTGGTATTTTTATACCCATTTTAAGAAAGAGAGGAATAAAAGCATGAAATTTGAAGAAGCATTAAAAACAATGAAATCTGGAATTCCAGTAAAACTCCCGTCATGGGCTGGCTATTGGTGGTGGGATGAAGAATCCCAGACAATCCTTATGTACACAAAAGATGGCGACTGTCTGGATATAAGAGAAACACAGAGAGTTGAGTATACCATTCAGAATATTCTTTCTGATGAATGGATTGTTGCGAATGGACAGAACTGCCCGATTCTTGGTGGAGAAGCTGAATTTAATTTTGGCGAAGCTATTAAATATTTAAAACGTGGTTTTAAAGTGGCAAGAAAAGGGTGGAATGGAAAAAGACAGTATATCCAGCTTGCAAGCGGGATTTCCTACAAAACACCTGCGGGAGATATTGTAAATTGCGAACATGATGCAATCGGCAACAAGGCAATCGCATTTGTCGGAACGTCAGGAGTACAGATGGGGTGGCTTGCTTCCCAGGCGGATATGCTTGCGGAAGATTGGGTCTTTGCAAATTGCGCCGGCACAATGAAAGGAGAATGAAACGATGAAAAAGAAGATTTTATTAGCGGTGATAGCAACGATGTTAGCAGTAGGAACATTAGTAGGGTGTACAGAAGCAAGTCAGGTATCCAATAACGTCTCGCAAGAAGCGGATAACTTCAATGTCTTAAGAAGATTTGCAGTTATCAATACAAGAACAGACAAAGTGGAATTTGAACTTGTCGGAGCTTTTTCTTTAGATGCTTCCGATAGTAAGAAAATCAGCTTGATCTGCGAAATGGAAGACGGGACCTACAAGAAACAGATTATTGGTTTAAACAGGGACTCCATGTATGTGATTGAAGATTTAGGCGGTGCAAAGGTAAACAAATATAAGTACGAAGTAAATTATATTCCAGAATCTATTGTACCGTTTACAATTACAAATAAAAAATAGGAGGCAGAGATGAAAATTAAAGTAATACATGATTTCAAAGATGCGGAGGAAGACTTGAAACTTCGCAAAAAAGGTGAAGTCTATGAGGTGTCAGAAGAAAGAGGAGAATACCTGATTAGCTTTAAAGTTGCAAAAGAGGTAAAAGAGAAGAAAGGCGGTGATCCAGAGTCTCCCGATAAGATGCCGGGTTAAGCATCTTATTTTTATGTCCAAACACGATATGACGTAAAAAGGTGCGTGGCCAGCGACACTGATGACAATGGAAATAGAGTGACACTCTCAAAACGGAAAGGAGCAACGATGTATAAAAATATTAAAATGCCGATGAGATTACAATTTTTTGCACAGCCAGGAGCAGCAGGTAGCGGTTCATCAACCAATGAACCGGAGACAGCCAATCAGGAACCAAATAATCAGAATCAAAGCAACCAGAACGGTACGCAGATTGATTATGGCAAGATTCAGCAGATGCTGGATGGAACGCTTGCGGCAAAGGAAGATACGGCATTAAAAGCCTATTTCAAGCAGCAGGGACTTTCCCAGCAGGAGGTAGAACAGGCTATCACAACCTTCAAGGAACAGAAGGCGGCGAATCAGCCGGATATTGCCGGAATGCAGAATCAGATCACAGAGGCACAGGCACAGCTTGCAGCATCTCAGAAAGCTGTTCGGGTGGCACAAGTAGAAAGTGCGGCTACGATGATGGCTGTTTCTCTTGGAATTGAAGCAAAGACAATCCCATATATCCTTAAAATGGCCGATTTAAGCCAGGTTATGGGCGAAGATGGAAACATCAATGAAGAATCATTAAAAACAGCACTAAACAAAGTACTGGAAGACGTTCCAGCACTGAAACCGCAGGCTGACGGAAAGACCGGCTTTACTCAGGTAGGAACTGGCGGTAATCCGGCACAGCATCCGCAGCAGACTACAACTACAAACCAGACACCAGTACCAACAAAGCGTTGGAATCGCTGGAACTAAAAGAAAGAAGGTATAAGATATGGCGTTAAATTATGCAGAACAGTGGAGCCCGGAGCTCCTTGAAATCTTGATGCAGGGAACCCTGACATCCCCATTTGTAACTAGCAATGTAAGATGGCTTGACGCCAAAACATTCCACTTTACTCAGATGAGTACATCTGGATACAAAAATCACAACAGAAAAGGTGGTTGGAACGTTGGTTCTTACGAACAGAAAGACGTACCATACACACTGACGCATGACCGTGATGTTGAATTCATGGTAGATAAAGCAGATGTTGATGAGACAAATGCCACAGCATCTATTCAGAATATCTCTCGCGTATTCGAACAGACATGGGTAGTTCCGGAAACAGATGCCCTGTTCTTCTCTAAAGTTGCTCAGGCGGCTCAGAAAACAGAGGGCTATCATGGATCCACGGCAACATCCGCATACACCAAGACGAAAGCGTTTAGTATGCTGAAAGACATTCTTGCCAAAGGAAAGCTCAGAAGATATAAAGCAAATGGTTCTCTGATCATGTATGTCCGCAGTGAAATCATGGACGCTCTGGAACAGTCTACAGAGTTTACACGTAAGATTGAAATGACTCAGATTGCAGAGGGTGGTATGGGAATCGAAACCAGAGTGACAGACATTGACGGTGTCCCACTCATGGAAGTTATTGACGATGAACGATTCTATGATGCGTTTAACTGGGAACCGGAAGACGGGGGATTTGAACCGCTGAAGAAAAAAGCAGAATCTGATACCGGAGCGGGCGATGCAGTGACAGGTGCACACAAAATCAACGTACTTGTAGCTTGTGGACAGACCTGTAAGACTGTACCGAAGATCTCCAGCATCTACTACTTTGCGCCTGGTGCACATACAAAAGGCGATGGATATCTGTATCAGAACAGATCTTTCTCTGACGTATTCGTGTTCCCGAATGGTCGTGATGGCAAGATTGACAGCATCTATGTAGACGTTGATACAGCAGAGGTTGGCGCTTAATAAGGGGTGATCGAATGTCCTATAAAGCATACGTAACAGCAGATTATTACCTGAACAGGTATGAGGGGGACATAATCCCCGAAGAGGAGCTCAGCAAAGCTCTCAAAAAAGCTTCAAGACATATTGATTCCCTGACTTATAATCGTATCGTAAGTCAGGGCTTTCTTGATCTGACAGAATATCAGCAAGATATCATAAAAGAAGTCATATGCGAACAGGCAGATTTTGAGTATGAGAATGCCGATGAAATCAATATGATCTTATCTAGTTACAGTATCAATGGTGTATCAGCAAGCTTCGGAAGCAGTTGGAATGTTTACACCGATAAAGGCGTGGCGATGAAAAGAGATACCTATGCTTTGCTGTCACAGACGGGCTTATGCTGCAGGTTAGCGAGGTGAGAGGATGAAATATCCATGTTTGGTAAAAAAGAGCTTGTGCAAGACAGACATTACCTGTGAATTTGAAAGAGAAGGCTTAAACCAGTATGGAGAACCTCTCGAAACGATAAAGCTCATGTGTAAATGCAACTATCAGGATAAAGCCAGAACAATACTGACAACAGAAAAGAAGACGGTACAGGTTACAGGCACAGCACTGTTTCCGGGCGATATCTGCCCGGAACTTCCAGTTATCTCTAGCGGAACTGCGACAATCTTCGGAGTGAAAAGAAGAATCGAACAGGGAAGAAAAGCTCGTAATCCGGATGGAAGCGTTAATTATACAGAGGTGACACTGGCATGATGAAAGTAAGTTCTGTAATAAGATTGAATCTTCCAAAAATCAGAGAATTGACGGATGCACAAGTAGAAGCCTTAGAACAGACGGCAGAAGCATTACACACTGAGGTTATTCAAGCGGAGATCATGCCACGTGATACAGGTAACTTACAGAATGAAAGTACATTTGTAGATTACAGTTACGCTAAAAGAGGTAAAGTTAGTATTGTTTCAAGTACACCTTATGCAAGACGGTTATATTTCCACCCGGAATACAATTTTCAGACATTTGAAAATGCTTTTGCGAGCGGCAAATGGTATGAACCGTGGATCGATGGGGTATCTTCTGATTTTTGCAGAGAAGCATATAAAAAGATTTATAAGAGGTTAGCAGGCTTATGACACTTGCAGATGTAAGAGATTATATCGCATCTTTAAACTTGACAAAAGAAGTATACATGGGGAAACTTCCAGATAAACCGGAACAGTCTATAGGAGTTTACAACAGCAAGCATCAGTATCCACCCCACAGGACCCTTGGAGGTCCAGACTGGCAAGGATACGGGATAAAGCATGTAACTTTACTCGTACACTGGAACAAATCTCCTAGAGACACAGAAAAGGCAGCAACAGCCTTATTTGATGCAATGAATGCTGCAAGAGATGTGAAGATAAACGAAACAACAATAAAATTTATACAGTTACTTTATGATTTGCAAGACATCGGAACGGATGAAACAAGTGTTTATGAATATGTCATTGAAGCAGCTGTTATTTATAAAAAAGAGGTGAAGAAATGAGTAAGGCGACAAATGTATTCCCTGTCTTAGACAATAAATTTAAGGCAGGAGCAGCGAAAGAATCAGCAACCATGATTGCAGATATGGAAAGTTTTTCAGTAGCGTTTTCAAATGGGGTCCAGACATGGACCCCAATGGATCAGGAAGGCTGGCAGAGAGGTTTAATGACTGCGAAAGCGATCACAATTACCTTGAGCGGCAAGCGAAACATCGGAGATGCAGGCAATGATTTCGTAGCCGGAAAAGCGTTCAAAAATGGACACGATGCAGAAGGATATTTCGAGTGGGAAATGCCAGACGGAACAAGTATCTCCTGGACAAATGCAATCTATGACGTAAAGAATTGCGGTGGTGGCGGAAGTACTGATGTTGGCCCGTTGGAATTTGACACAATTAGTAACGGAAAACCAACAATTACGCCAGCTTTATAGAAAGGAAAAAAACAATGGCAAAAAGAATTGATATTACAGACAAACTGTGTTTTGAAGAAAATCCAGTTTTAGAAATCGGAACATTGGACGTAGAAGTAAAAGCAGATGCGGAAACAATGCTTCGTCTGATGGGAGTGTTCTCAGAGAAGGTAGAACTTGAAGCGGTAGGAGAAGCATTAAATCTGATATTTGCACCAGAAGACGTGGAAGCTATTTGTAATCTTGAAAGAAACGGAAGAAAATTATCTGCAAAATCGTTAATGACGATTGTGGAAGCCGCAATGTCTTTAGTGATGGGAGACGAACAGGGAGAGTAGTGACCCGTACTATGATTTGATAGAAGACTTTTCGTTGATTATTTCTTCCTTTCAATCACAGTACGGGATTCGTTTATCCAGAGAACTCCCAGCCGGAATGAAATGGGATGAATTTAGAGACCTCCTGATTGGCCTTGGACCGGATACGGCACTTGGTAGAGTTGTAGCAATTCGGGCAGAAGACAGGAAAGAATATCTTGAAAACTTCACCCCAGAACAGCACCAAATCAGAAATGAGTGGCAGCGGAAACGAGCAAAATATTTAGCTCAGACAATAACAAAGGAACAGATGAATAATACAATGAACATGTTTAAAACAGCATTTTTAAGCATGGATGGATTAGGAAGTGATTAAAAATTGAAAGAAAGAAGATAAAATGTCCTTACTGTGGACACGAACAAAAAATTCAGTACGCCCCGGATGCAAAATGCCGGGGCGTATTTTTCAAGTGTCAGGCAAGACACTGTAAAAAGATATTTGAGATAAAGATTAATCCGGGCAAGTAGTGCCATGTGCCGATGCCTTTTAAAAAAGGTGGTGGTATTATGGCGGCTACAAGCGTAGGCGAGATTGGACTTGACCTGGTCGTAAATCAAAATCAATTTAAAACACAGATGGCAGGAATCACTGGACTTGCTAAAAAAGCCGGTATGGCTTTAGCTACAGCTTTTTCAATTAAAAAAGTGGTAGATTTCGGAAAGTCTTGTTTAGAACTTGGTTCTGATTTAGCAGAAGTTCAGAATGTAGTTGATGTTACATTTCCGTCTATGACGGCACAAGTTGACAAATTTGCACAGAGTGCAGCTAAAAGCTTTGGATTGTCAGAAACGATGGCAAAACAGTACACTGGTACATTCGGGGCAATGGCGAAAGCGTTTGGCTTTACGGAAAAACAGGCCTACGATATGGGAACCACTCTCACAGGCCTGGCAGGTGATGTGGCATCATTTTATAATATCAGTCAGGATGAAGCCTATACGAAACTAAAAAGCGTCTTCACGGGCGAAACAGAGTCCCTAAAGGACCTTGGCGTGGTAATGACCCAGAGTGCCTTAGATGCGTATGCGATGGCAAATGGTTTTGGCAAGACAACGGCTCAGATGAGCGAAGCAGAAAAGGTAGCTCTTCGATATGCGTTTGTACAAGATCAGTTGACAGCAGCAACAGGAGATTTTGCAAGGACTTCTGACTCATGGGCGAATCAGTGTCGTATCATGAAATTGCAATTTGATTCCTTAAAAGCCAGTATTGGACAGGGGTTGATTAATTTGTTTACCCCTGTCCTTCGCGTTATTAATGCAGTGATTGGAAAGCTTGCTGTATTAGCGAGCACATTTAAGAGTTTTACAGAACTTATAACAGGAAAAAAATCTAGTGCACAGCAGATAGCGGATGCAGGAAATGCAGCGAGCACCGGAATGAATAATGCTGCAGAATCAGCGGATAATGCTACGAAATCAACAAACAAGACGGCTAGTGCTGCAAAGAAAGCCGCAAAAGAGATGCGTTCTTTGATGGGATTTGACAAGATCAATAAGTTAGATTCAAAGACAGACAGCTCAACATCCCCTAATGGAAATGCAGTCCCTTCAACAGATTTTGGAAGTTTGGCGCAAGGCGACACTGTAATTGATAAGACAGACAAAAAAATGCAGGGTCTTATTAATCGTTGCAAAAAACTTGCGGACTTGTTCAAAAAGGGATTTACAATTGGCTTTGGAGATTCTGATAAGAAGATAGAATCAATCAACAATAGCATAAAAAATATTGGAAAAAACCTGAAAGACATTTTTACTGACAAGGAAGTTGTAAATTCGGCAAATAAATGTGCAGATTCGATTGCACTTGCGTTTGGAAAAATTGCAGGTTCATTCACAAGAATAGGGCTTACTTTTGCAGACAACCTTCTTGGAGGAATAGATAAGTATCTAGAAAATAGCAAGGACTATATTAAAGAAAACCTAGTATCTATTTTTGATGTAAGTTCGGATATAGCAAATATGGTAGGAGATTTTGCGGTTGCCATAGCAGATATTCTAGATGTACTTTCGGGAGACGATGCAAAAGCAATCACAGGAGATATTATTGGTATTTTTTCGGATGGCTTTCTTGGAGCTATTGCCCTTGGTTTGAAGTTTGTAAGAGATATTGCCAATCTTGTCATCACACCTGTGATACAGAATGTAGATAAGATAAAGACTGCGTTTGAGAATATATTATCACCGATTCGAATTGTGCTAGATACACTTCACCAAGCCGTAAAAAATACATTTACGAAGATAAACGATGTATACGATGAGCATATAGCCCCGTTCTTAGATTCACTTGCACAAGGGATATCTGATGTTGTTGGAACATTTCTGGATGGCTTTAACACATACATAGCCCCTGTTTTAAAAGATTTGGCAACAGAATTTGATGGTACATGGAAAAGACACGTTCAACCAGCGCTAGATGGAATCATGGATTTACTTGGAAGCGTTTTTGATTTGCTGAAAGTACTATGGGAAAATCTCTTACAGCCTTTAATAAACTGGATTGTTGATAACATAATGCCAATTTTGGCACCAATTATTAAAAGTTTAGGAGATAAGTTTCTTGGCTTATTAACAACAGTATCTGACGTAATAAAGGGCGTTACGAAGATACTCAAGGGATTGATAGACTTTTTGACAGGCGTTTTCTCTGGTGATTGGAAAAAAGCCTTTGGCGGGCTTAAGGAAATTGTAGTTGGCTTTAAAACGGCTTTTGGTGCAACGTGGGATTTTATAAAAGATAATATTCTTAGCAAAGCTTTATCACATCTTAAAGGCTCGTTTTCTCCTGCGTGGACACTAGCTTTTAAGGGACTGAAATCTACGGCTGGAGGACTTAAGGACAAACTCAAAGATGTATTCAGCAACGGAAAAGGCTATTTTAATGGCATTCTTGATTTTATCAATGATAAATTCTTAAGCAAATGGAAAAAGGCTTGGAAAGCGATTAAAGATACTTTTACGAAAGTATTCAGTGCACTCGGTTCATTAGCAAAGAAACCTATCAATGCGATTATTAATGCCTTTAACTCAGTGATAAAGACAATTAATTCGTTAATTACAAAGATTAATAGCATCAAATTTACAATCGACATTCCAGACTGGATTCCTGGTTTCGGAGGGAACTCATGGGGCTTCAATGGATTTAGCATTCCTAAGATGAGCTATGTACCTAAGTTAGCTCAAGGGGCATATGTAAGACCAAACACGCCGCAGCTCGCCATGATCGGTGACAATATGCATCAAGGCGAATTTGTAGCCCCAGAGGGCAAATTGAAAGAAATGGCAAAACAAGCCGTCAGAGAAGCTGGAGGCAGCGGAGTAACAAAAGAAGAATTAGAATCCATCATCAATAGAGCGGTAATGAGAATTGTAACCGCACTTGCGGAAATGGGATTCTATCTTGATTCAGAACAAGTAGGCAGAGCAACACAGGCGGCCCGCACGGCAGCGGACCGTAGATTTAACGCAGTGGAGGTAGGATAATGGTAAAAAGAATCATATGGTCAGGGAATACTACCCTCCCTGCGCCAACAAGCCTCTCGGTAAACGATGAAATTATTTGGTCATCTGACACAGGAAGAACACTCTCCGGCCGTATGGTCGGAGACCCGGTAGCACAAAAAAAGACAGTATCTCTTAAGTGGGAATACCTAACAGAAACAGTGTCTTGAGGAACGAACGGAAGCCGACTGTC